TTAATTTTGCGCCACCTCGTTTTGGGGCATGGTTGGGGCAAACTCGCTTAGCTGTGTATTTAGCAGGGCTACCTGTGCATTATTGTTTTCAGACATCCATTTCCCGTATACCTGAAACACCATTTGCGCATCTGCATGTCCCATCTGGTTTGCTATGAATGCCGGGTTGGCACCGGCTGTCAGCGACCAGCAGGCATAAGTATGTCTCGACTGATATGATTTGCGGTGGCGGAGGCCAGCGCGCTTTATCGCTGCGTCCCACATCTGCCTTATTGAGTCAACGGTAAAATGGTCACCATAATTTTTTACTCTCGCTGACACTTCAGGTTGAAAAACAAAGGTGCATTTTTGTTTTTCTGTTCTGCCGAACTCTCTGAGGTGAACGTCAATAATATGTTCTTTGCTCAGCCTCGTTAGTGTCATCTGACTCCTGAGAGCGTCGATTGCAGGCTTGATAAGGTGAATTACCCGATTGGTACCAGCCTGTGTTTTCGGTACCGTAAAACGATCTTTTGCTAAATTTCTCCTGATCATCATTGTTCCATTTTTCAGATCTATGTCCTCCCACCCAAGCGCACACAGTTCACCAGGGCGAATGCCTGTATAAACAGAAACACACCATAAATTTTTGGCCTGCTGATTTCTGCAGGCGTCGATAAGACGGATAAATTCCTCCCGTGAAAGAGGATCAGGAATGGTTCTTGATTCCTTTAATGGCGAGATCCCCTTAAACGGATTATCTGCCAGGTAACCGTTATCAACACCAAACTGGAACACGGCGTAAAGATTTGTCATGTAATTATTTACGGTGACAGCCGATCTCCCCGGTTGCGTAACAATATAATTACTTTTGGGGATCTGGTATCCAGTAAGTAACTCTTTACGTACCGCCAGCAATTTTTCTTTATTAATCGACGAGGCAAGATTTTTTTCACCGATTATGCTCAGAATATTTTTGATGACGGCACGGTACGTGTTGAGTGACGTTTTTGCGACTTCCGTTTCTTTCAGTGCCAGAAATTTTTCAGCCAGTTCCTTTATGGTTAAATCTTGCCGGGCCTCACCAAATTTTTCCAGATTGTGTGAGGAGGGAAACTGTTTTGCATAGTCGAAAACGCCGGTTTTTATTGCATAACAAACAGAGGCGCGCAGCTCACCTGCAATGCGCCTGTTTTTTGTCGTGTCAGGAACCCCCAGATTTTCCCTGACTCTTACACCTTTATAAACAAACCAGATACGTAATTTCCCTCCATGGTTTTCCACGCCTGTCGGATATTTCATTTTAGCTTCTCTCATTGGTTAGTATTGTTTTTAGTCAAGTAAGATGACGTCTTGGTCTTGCTGATGCCTGACGTTCAATCCAGCGATCAATTTCTTCCAGGTTGTAAAAGCATGGGCTGTTATCCCATGGCATACCGTCATGGGCTACATGCTTATATTCCCTTCCTTCCATAAACGATTTTTCCCTGGCTTTTTTTAGTGTTCCCTTTTTTATTCCTTTCAGCGCAATTAGCTGTTCTTCGGATACCCATTTACCGGGAGAGACAATCATGATTACTTCGCTCATCGCTTTTATCTCTTACTTCAGATGAGCGCCGGTTGCAGAATACCAGTCACAACCGGCGATGGTTGAACATTAAAAATCAGCCTGACTCGGGATCAGTTTTTGTATCGTAGCTGTAACGTATTTTGCCTGGTGACGGGCGTCATCCAGTGCATTGTGGCGCACGCCTTCGAATGGAATAACGGTTCTGGCATCAAAGTCGATTGTTTTTCCCAGCTCAACGATTGTGCGTACATCGCGATCGTTGTGGTAGCGCCACGGGCAGGGGATGTCCAGACGTTCGTATGAGGTGCGCAAAATTGCGTTATCGAAAGTCGCACCATTACCCCATACCTGAACGAATTTTTCATCTGAGTATTCGTTGATGAACTCCCGAAACTGCGAAAGGGCATCCTTCAGTTTTACCTGGTCTGTTAAAATGGCAGCTCTGGCTTCACTGGACTGCTTCAGCCACCATTCGATGGTTCCACCGTCAGGAACAGCCCCTGTATTCATTGCGTCAGTCAGACTGATAACGATATAAAATACTGGCCCGATTTCCCCTGTTTGTGGGTCGAAGAAAACCGCACCAATAACCACGATGGGCGCATTGGTGTTGGTTCCCATTGTTTCAAGGTCGATCATCAGGTGGTACCACACTCTGCTGGTGGATGTGATAACGTGATGACCGTTCACCGAAATTAAGGAATCTGCCGTCTCGCCAGTTTCACTATCGCTGGCGTGGTCCTGAGCGCTGCCAGCATTCTCCTTGTGTGGATGTTCAGCGCCTTCCATTTTCTCCGAATCGTCTTCCTGAACTTCAACCTGGTTCTTGTCATCGAATGTTTCCTGGTATGTTGCGTCGCCCATCACCGCACCACATTCAGGGCAGTTGCCGCCACCGCTCTGACCGCAGGCGGTGCAGATCTTTTCCGGTTCCTGTTGCGCCACTGGTTCAGGCTGTTTCGTTTCTGGCTCGTTTTGTAACGCATTTGGGCTGTTTTGTTCCGCTTTTTGGTAGTTCCGTTCCGATTCATGCTGGTTCTGGTTTACAGAATCGCGGGTCTGGATCCCCTTAACCCATTTCGGATCATTCGGGTCGCTAATCCCTGCAACAAATTCTCCGCGAGAGGCAGCAAGCAACTTATCGGCGTCAGGCTGGCTGATATTGGCTGCCTGCATAATTTTGTTTACTTCGTCAGCGGTAACTTTTACCGGCCCTGGTTGTGCGGTCGTGTCAGATGCACCAGTATTTTGTTGTGAACCTGAGTATGTACCGTTTTTGCGGGCGAAATATTCTTCTTTCGTGATTTCAGTAGCCCCGGCAGCCAGTGCCTTATCCAGACCAGAAAGTTTGTTTGCGCGACCGTATTTTTCGCCATCCTTGTCGGTGAAGAGGAAGTAGAACGGCCCCTCACGCTCTACAGATGGTTCGACTTCCACTTTGCATTCGGTTTTTTCGTTGTCCGGAATTGCCGTTTCCACTGCATCAGTTTCTGGTACTGGCGACGAGAGAGTATCAGTTGCGCTCTGATTTGTTCCTTCATCTTCAAACACGCCCTTTGTAGTCAGGTATTCAGTAATGTATTTGTTCAGTGCCACAGGGTCTTTGTGAATGTCGATCGGACGTTCACGGACAAGGCCAAAAATAGTCTGGCGGTCGTAGCGAAGGGCATCAGGCTGTTTGCGCATTGATGCCGAGATACGCTTCCAGTCTTCGCGGTCGTTGTCGATAACTTCATTTTTTGCCCAGCGATGGATGCTGCCGTCAATGTTTCCGGCATCCACATCACCAGGCCAGAGAGCGTAGGCCAGTTCATCATCCAGTGTTTTCCATGTCTGCTTGTATTCGCGACGAATGGCGGCAGTGACAGGGTGGATTTTTCCTGTTGAGTTTTCAGTGTTCTGCCGGTTGACTCTGGCGTAGGCGAGATCAACAACAGACGTGTATTTCCCGGTTTCTTTGCGTTCGGCTTCGCGACGTTTTTTCCAGGTGCGTAATTCTGTCTGGATCTCAGGCCATTTTGCGCCCGGCTTACATTTATGTTTAACCCACCCGATGGCGAACAGCTTTAGTTCTGAATACATGACGTTAACTTCAGGCATTTTCATCAATGCCTCAACGATATGCCCGTCGAATGTTGCCATGTCCTCCTGCAACAATTCCTGTGCACTAATCACCATATCAACGGTGATGTTTTCACATGTACCGAACTTAACCAGGACCGCGTTCTGTACTTCAAGGGACAGCTTGTCAAAATTGACGTTCATCGGATCGGATTCTGCTTCGACCGGGACAAAGGAAGCGCCTTCCTCATTCCAGCGGTTTTCCTGCATATATTCGGTATCCCAGGAGTCGATAGCAGGGCGGGGCATGCCGGGTTTATCCTCGCAGACAAGAAATTTATAAGCGCAGTCCTGAGCAGCCGGATATTGCTCCAGGAATTGCCAGGTAAATTTGGCACGGGCGCGGCGTTCGTCACCGGCTTCAATGGCAGTGGCTACAGCAACTGCACCTTCTTCCTTTATTGCCTGTTCGTCCGGAATGGCGGCGCAAATAAAGACTTTACTCATTTTGTTTTACCTCATTACAGATTTAAGGGTGAACAAATCCCTGCCATTGCTGGCATGTAAAAATGAAACTGGATATTAATTACGGCGCTGTTTTTAATCCTGCCGGGATTTCGTTATTATCCATGCGAATAACTTTCTCGACCGGATAACAGTTACCAGGAATTTTCTGTTCTGCTGCGGCAGCCATACATTCTTTCATTGAACCATATATACCAGTAACCACATCAACAGGTTCGCCAGTATTAAGAAAAACAGTCAGAGTGAGGGCAACAGCAGTATTCATTGCCAGCGTCCTTTTTGCATCAGGCGTAAACGGGCCAGCATTGAAACAATGCATATTTTATTTAATAACTCCCGTTCGTGTTTTCTCTTGTTAATGGCATCTTCAGTAAATACAGGGTTACTGATAGTGACACCAATTTCAAAACAACCTTCAGACGTATTAACGTTTGGTAATAACGTTTCCATTATCGCGTCCTCAACAATGAATTTTGTGATGCGGTGCCTGGTGCCTCCAGGTGACGTTAACCAGTTAACAATTAACGCCGGATACAGAGAATCCACCCATAACACTGTTTTTGGTTTTAACTGTTCCGCGTGCGCTCAGCCGCATTCACCACATCACAAAATTCACTTTAAAAAGGGCGGCAGAGCAGTCACGGAGTAAAACTGATACCGCCAAACGTCACCAGAAAATTGATAACAGAGGGCGTTGCAGCGGGGTTGTCACTTAAGCGTATGGTCAACCTGACAACCCGGTGTCCTCAACGGGGAAGGAATAGCCCCGCCATACTTACCGCCGCGCCATTTCGCGGATTGCCACAACCGGAAGCGCACGGTCGACGAAAATTTAACAACAGGCTATCTATGAACCAGCTACCTCGCCGTGCGCTTTCGCGTTATGGTCTGACTTTTCAGGGAAATATCCTTTCAGTAAACTGTCAGTGCCGGATGCTCACCCGTGTCCGGCGCACGCACTCCACCTCACCCGTGGAGAACTCCTTAATTACCAACCTTAGCTTCGTTGGTTAGCTATTAACGCGGGTATGTAATCATTCTGGCAATGCTTAATGCCGCTGCTTTTTCCAGATTGGTGATATCCTGCTCCAGAGCGGACAGATTTTCAGCCTGCTTAGCCCTGGCTTCATTGGCCCATTTCAGATCCTGCGCTGCATTAATTTTCTGGTGCATCCACTCATAAAGTTCATCATCGGTATAGTCTGGCGCGATGATGACGGGTTCTCGTTTCTGCATACTGATTCCTCGCGGTGCTGTTTCGCTTATCAGCCGTTAGATTTTGCCGAACTGGAAAGCGCCTGTTTAAACTCACTGAAGCTGAGAACTTCTTCGCCTTCGGCAAGACCTTCGAAGTATTCTTCGTAAGCCTTTTCCATGATTGTGTCGAAATCCATATCACTCACCTGAGTTTCTTTCCAGCCAGCGACGGGCACCATTTTCGGTTTTAAACGTTTTGCTTTTGGTATACGTCATCGCGGTGAACGTACCGTCCTGGTTGGGGAACACGCCACATACCAGAGATTCGCTGTTGCCAAGATCGATAGTATCCATGCTGACCTCATTTCCCCTTAACGCCGGGGTAGCGGAACAAAAACCTGCTGCATAGTTATTAAAGTTGAACCCTGCCGTCATGTTCTTACGCCTCGGGCTGGCTACTTAACCCCTGACCACTGCCTGGTAACTCGAAGTATTGCCCTGCATTCTGTGGGGCGGGGTGGGTTGGTATGCCGTTAAGGTAACAAGAGTTACCTTTCGAGTCAATACGATGTTGCAAAAGGTACATTTGAGAGCGTGAAAAACCCGCAATGAATGCGGGTTCTGACTCAGTCTAAGTATTGATGTATTTGTGAAACTTTACCTTTAATGGTGTAACCACCATTCAGTTCGATGGGTTTGTAAAGCGGATTCAGTGACAACAGATAGATGTTTGGTCCGTCAATCGCAACTTTTTTTAGTGTTACGTTTGGCGTTCCTTCCAATTGGATTAAGATTATTTTTCCCACCAGTTCTCTAATGTTACTTGAGCATGGTGTGATCAGCACGGTAGATCCATCGGGGATGGTTGGGAGGCCGTTAGAGTTTGTCATCGCATCTCCCTCAACATGCAATAAAAAAGAGTTTTCAGCGGTTTTTGTCATGACATCAACCCAATTCTTAATGCCAGGAATCTCGGTTACTGGACAACTCATATCCCAATAACCAGCCTGTTCCCACGTTAAAACGGGCAACCGGGCGATGTTGTCACTAATGTAAGGATACTGATTCAGACGCAGATCATCGGTTTTATCGTGACCGTCCTTTCCATAAAGAATCCATTCAGGAGATTTGGAAAGCAATTTTGACAGTAGATGCAAATTCTCACCGTCAGGTTTTGAAGAGCCATTTTCCCATTTTGTTACGGATACACGAGATATGCCGATTGCTTTCGCAACCTGCTGTTGGGTTAATCCAACGTCTTTTCGACGATTCCGAATACGTTCGCTGATAGTGTTTTTCATGTAACCAATGTTACTACCAAGTGATGTTGCTATGGTTGACATTGCTATGTAACTATTGTTACCATCCTGCTCGAAATAACAGGAGAGTTTTATGTTCAAAGATGATGTTCTGCGCTATTTCAAAAAAAAGCGACTAGTAGCTGAGGCTCTTGGAATTTCACATGTGGCTGTTGTGCGGTGGAAAGCAGTTATTCCCAAACTTCGCGCAATGGAACTGGATGAAATTACTAACGGTGAATTGAAATACAACCCAGAACTTTACAAGAAGCAGGATAGCACCTCGAACGAAGGAAAGAATGATTCATGAAAATCAAGCATGAACACATCCGCATGGCGATGAATGCCTGGGCGCATCCGGACGGCGAAAAAGTACCGGCTGCGAAAATTACCAAAGCGTATTTCGAGCTGGGAATGACGTTCCCGGAACTGTATGACGACAGCCATCCGGAAGCCCTGGCTCGCAATACCCAGAAAATTTTCCGCTGGGTAGAGAAAGACACCCCTGATGCAGTTGAAAAAATTCAGGCGTTGTTACCAGCGATCGAAAAGGCAATGCCACCTTTGCTGGTGGCCAGAATGCGCAGCCACAGTTCAGCTTATTTTCGGGAGCTGGTGGAGACGCGGGAGCGACTGGTGAGAGACGCTGATGATTTTGTCGCAGTGGCAATCGCCGGTTTCAATCAGATGAACCGTGGTGGCCCGGCAGGAAATGCTGTGGCAGTACATTGACTGACAATAGCCATATCGAATCGCTTCCGGCAACTCGTGAGTAAAAAGATTCGGTATCAGAAGAGGTGAGTATGGCTAACGCTTGGCTCAGATTATGGCATGACATGCCAAATGACCCTAAGTGGCGAACAATTGCCAGGGTGTCAGGGCAGCCAATTGCAACAGTGATGGCAGTGTATATCCACCTCCTGGTGAGCGCGTCACGAAATGTCACGCGAGGTCACATTGATGTCACGACAGAAGATTTGGCAAGTGCGCTCGACGTGACAGAAGAGGTAATTGATTCAATTTTGCAGACGATGCAGGGGCGGGTACTTGATGGTGATTTAATCACTGGATGGGAAAAACGCCAGGTGCTTAAAGAGGACAACGGCAATATTTCGCAAACCGCAAAATCTCCTGCAGAGCGCAAGAGGGCGCAGCGAGAGAGGGAAAGAAAGCGGGAACAAAATGGCAATTGTCACGGCGCGTCACGAAATGTCACGCACATGTCACGACGAGTCACGACAGATAAAGATACAGATAAAGATACAGATCAAGAAGATCAAAACACTATGGTCCATGGCGTAAAAAACGCCACGAACCAGGCAGGGGATGTTCAGACCGTCAATCTTGGTCAGCCAGCAGGCACGACACCGGAAGCCGATTCAGCGTATGCGCTGAAAGCCGATTCGGGCGCTGTGCAGCAGGTGATGACCGCAAGGGCGGAGCAATCACACCAACTGCAGCAGCCTGAAGCCGATTCCGCCATTCAGCGGGAAGCCGATCGGGTAGTCCCGGAAAACACCGGGCAGTCTGTGGGACGAGTGGATTATCCGGATGTGTTCGAACAGGTCTGGCGGGAGTACCCGTTGCGTGCTGGGGCAAACCCGAAGAAATCCGCTTTCAGTGCCTGGAAGGCCAGATTACGCGAGGGGGTGCCACCAGAGGCCATGCTGGATGGCGTGAGGCGTTACGCAAGATACTTGGCGGCTACCGGGAAAACGGGAACGGAATTTGTTCAGCGAGCGACGACGTTTTTTGGACCGGACCGGAATTTTGAGAACCCCTGGTTGCTCCCGGTAAGCGGCACGAACAACCAGCGTTGTGTGAATCATATTTCTGAACCGGATAACGAAATTCCGCCGGGCTTCAGGGGGTAAGTGTTAATTTCTGGTCATGAGGTAATTTTCAGGAGGGCTTGTGGCAAAAGTTTTTACACAAGAAGAGCGGGAAAAAATTAAAGGGCAGGTTCTTGAACTCGTACGCCAGAGTGGGCGCGAGACGTTACGACAACTGGAAGCTAAAACTGGGGCAACAAGATATCTGATGAGCGTTCTGGCCAGAGAGCTGGTTGCCAGTGGCGATGTATACAATTCTGGCTACGGGTTATTCCCGTCTGAACAGGCTCGTAAAGACTGGCAAAATGCCCGCAAAAAATTATCGAGGGCAAAGCTGAAGAAACCGGTTGTGGTTGATCCGGACCTTATCTGGTCATTACCTGACGGAGAAATACGTCGCTACGACAGTCGCCTAAACATAATCTGTCGCGAGTGCCGGAAGAGCGAAGTTATGCAGCGCATATTGTCGTTTTATCAGGGGGATGTTCGGTATTTATTGAAGTGACGAGATTAAAGTGCATTAGTTCAGATGCAAATTGACATTTTGTGGCACAGGGTAGAGCTAGCGTGGTTGTCTGATCCTACCCACGTAATATGGACACAGGCCTAAGCGAGGTTCTTGTTTTCAAATTGTTCCGGACTGAGGCCGCCACACCAACTGTGCCGCCGCCACCGATTGTAATCACATTCGATATAATTAAACACCGTTGCCCGCATTATTTCCCGGCTGATAAAGTGTTCTCCATGGATACATTCCACTTTCAGCGAATGAAAGAAGCTTTCCACGCAGGCATTATCGTAGCAGCAACCTTTTGCGCTCATACTTCCACGCAGATTATGCCGCTTCAGTTGCGCCTGATAATCTGCTGAACAGTACTGGCCTCCACGGTCCGTGTGAACGATAACGTTCCGGGGCCTCTTACGCCGCCACAGCGCCATCTGCAGGGCATCGCAGGCCAGTTGCGCCGTCATGCGTGGCGACATTGACCAGCCAATAACGGCACGTGACCACAGGTCAATGACCACTGCCAGATACAGCCAGCCTTCATCTGTACGTAAGTACGTGATGTCTCCTGCCCACTTCTGGTTCGGGCCACTGGCGTAAAAATCCTGCTCCAACAGATTTTCTGACACAGGCAGGCCGTGTGCGCGGTAGCTGACCGGGCTGAACTTCCGGGAGGCCTTTGCCCTCAGTCCCTGACGGCGCAGGCTTGCCGCCACGGTTTTTACGTTAAAGGGGTAACCCTGAGCACGCAGTTCATCCGTCAGGCGTGGGGCACCGTAACGCTGTTTTGACCGGGTAAAAGCCGCGAGGACAACGCTGTCGCAGTGTTGGCGGAACTGCTGACGCGTGCTTATCCTTGTCCGCCGCTGACACCACGTATACCAGCCGCTGCGGGCCACCCGGAGCACGCGGCACATTGCTTTGATGCTGAACTCAGCCTGATGTTTTTCAATAAAGACATACTTCATTTCAGGCGCTTCGCGAAGTATGTCGCGGCCTTTTGGAGGATAGCCAGCTCTTCATCCCGTTCTGCCAGCTGGCGTTTGAGACGTGCAATCTCGGTAGACATCTCCAGTTCACGTTCAGAAGACGTCTGCTGATTTTGCTGTTTACTGCGCCAGTTGTAGAGTTGTGATTCATACAGGCTGAGTTCACGGGCTGCGGCAGTAACACCGATGCGTTCAGCAAGCTTCAGGGCTTCACTGCGAAATTCAGGCGAATGCTGTTTACGGGGTTTTTTACTGGTTGATACTGTTTTTGTCATGTGAGTCACCTCTGACTGAGAGTTTACTCACTTAGCCGCGTGTCCACTATTGCTGGGTAAGATCAGTCCGCTTTGTGCCAAGAGCAGACGCTGGTAATTCGTGCCTAATATACTTCACTTAACTTATATCCCAGCTTTGATACAGATCATACAAATTAAATGCCCCAGTAATTGGCAGGCTGAGTAACTTAAAACTCCTTAGAATATAGGATGATTTGTATCGGCACTCATTCCACCATGCATTCCGATTAATCCCGCATAGCCAGTTGAACTTTGCTACTCTGTGAGAGGTAGTACCTTCTATCCAGTGCGGATTTAATTAATGGAATAAATGATTATGAGTGAAAATGATACAACCCCAAAGAAGTCTACAAGCCAGGTTAACAAAGCGGTATTCTTTACATCTGCTTTGCTAATTTTCCTTCTTGTCGCCTTTGCCGCCGTATTCCCGGATGTCGCCGACAAAAATTTTAAACTACTTCAGCAACAAATCTTCACGAATGCCAGCTGGTTCTACATACTTGCTGTGGCCCTGATTTTACTGAGCGTCACGTTCCTTGGACTCTCACGTTACGGTGATATAAAGCTGGGCCCAGACCATGCGCAGCCTGATTTCAGCTACCACTCCTGGTTCGCGATGCTTTTTTCGGCAGGGATGGGGATCGGCCTGATGTTCTTTGGCGTTGCCGAACCTGTGATGCATTATCTTTCGCCACCTGTCGGCACTCCAGAGACCGTTGCGGCAGCGAAGGAAGCCATGCGCCTGACGTTCTTCCACTGGGGTCTGCACGCATGGGCAATTTATGCCATCGTGGCGCTGATTCTGGCCTTTTTCAGTTACCGTCACGGTCTGCCTTTAACGCTGCGTTCTGCGCTCTATCCCATTATCGGCGATCGCATTTACGGGCCTATAGGCCACGCGGTTGATATCTTCGCCGTGATAGGCACTGTCTTTGGCGTTGCAACATCGCTGGGTTACGGTGTATTGCAGGTGAATGCCGGTTTGAACCATCTTTTCGGCGTGCCCATCAATGAAACGGTACAGGTCATTTTGATCGTGGTCATCACGGGGTTAGCGACGATTTCGGTGGTGTCCGGCCTGGACAAGGGAATACGCATCCTGTCTGAGCTTAATCTGGGCCTGGCGGTGTTGCTCCTGGCGCTGGTCTTGTGCCTGGGTCCCACTGTGCTTCTGCTGAAGTCATTTGTGGAAAATACGGGTGGTTATCTGTCGGAACTGGTGAGTAAAACGTTCAACCTTTACGCGTATGAACCCAAGTCGAGCAACTGGCTGGGGGGCTGGACATTATTATACTGGGGATGGTGGCTTTCATGGTCGCCGTTTGTAGGTATGTTCATTGCACGCGTTTCCCGCGGCAGGACAATTCGTGAGTTCGTGACTGGCGTGTTGTTTGTTCCCGCCGGCTTTACGCTCATGTGGATGACGGTGTTTGGAAACAGCGCCATCTATCTCATCATGAACCAGGGCGCCACTGACCTCGCCAATACCGTTCAGCAGGATGTTGCGCTTGCCCTGTTTAATTTCCTGGAGCATTTCCCGTTCTCTTCCGTGCTGTCATTCATTGCAATGGCGATGGTCATCGTCTTCTTTGTAACGTCTGCTGATTCGGGGGCAATGGTTGTGGATACTCTGGCATCAGGTGGGGTGGCAAACACGCCCGTCTGGCAGCGAATTTTCTGGGCATTGCTCATGGGCGTTGTTGCTATTGCCCTGCTGATCGCAGGGGGGCTGAGTGCGTTGCAAACCGTAACGATAGCGAGTGCATTGCCCTTCTCAGTTATCTTATTAATATCCATATACGGACTGTTAAAAGCCCTGCGTCGGGATTTGACCAAGCGTGAAAGCCTTAGCATGGCGACTATTGCTCCTACGGCTGCACGTAACCCAATTCCCTGGCAGAGAAGGTTACGCAATATCGCGTATTTGCCGAAGCGCTCTCTTGTGAAACGTTTTATGGACGACATTATCCAACCCGCCATGACGCTGGTTCAGGAGGAACTTAACAAGCAGGGAACGATAAGCCACATCAGTGACGCCGCCGAGGATCGTATTCGCCTTGAAGTCGATTTGGGCAACGAGCTGAATTATATATATGAAGTGAGGCTTCGCGGGTATAACTCACCGACCTTCGCGCTCGCTGCGCTGGATAATGATGAGCAGCAGAGTGAACAACATCGATATTATCGCGCTGAAGTCTATCTCAAAGAGGGCGGCCAAAATTATGATGTAATGGGCTGGAATCAGGAACAGCTGATTAATGACATACTGGACCAGTACGAAAAACACCTGCACTTCCTGCATCTGGTTCGTTAACAGCAACATGCCGCCACAGAGGCGGCATTTATTTATCCCGGCTGCAATATGAGGGAATGCAGAATGATTTCACGCTGGAAATGGATGCTGAAGCAGACATTTAAAAAACTATGGTTCAGGGCAACGTTATTCGCAATTGTCGCAATAATAACGGCCCTTTTATCAATTCTTTTTAAATCAATGATACCTGAGTCGGTTTCCGTGAAGGTTGGTGCGGAAGCAGTCGATAACATTCTGAACATACTGGCATCGAGTATGCTGGCAGTGACCACATTTTCGCTGAGCATCATGGTCACAGCCTACGGTTCAGCCACTACTAATGTGACTCCCAGAGCTACTCGTTTAGTTGTTGAAGACGTCACCACACAAAATGTACTGGCCACCTTCATCGGTTCTTTTCTCTTCAGTCTGGTAGGGATTATTGCCCTCAATATGGGAGCTTATGGAGAAAGGGGGAGAGTCATTTTATTCATTGTAACACTGGTTGTCATTGCCTTAATCCTCATCACATTGCTTCGCTGGATACAGCATTTGACCTCTCTGGGGAGGGTTGGTGAGACAACGGCAAAAGTAGAACAGGCGGCCATCGAAACATTTATTGCGAGAGCAAGAAATCCCTGTCTCGGCGGATATCCATGGCTTGAGAACAATGAACAGCCGAAAGGAACGGTTGCAGTTTATCCGAAAAAGATTGGCTATGTTGAATATGTTGATATGGTGAAACTCAGCAAGCTGCTGACCAATGATCCCCGTCATGTATACCTCGTGGCGCAGCCGGGCAGTTTCATACATCCGTCCACGCCAGTTTTGTACCTGAGTCAGGGCCAGGAGTCATCAATCAGCACCGATTTACTTGAGACGATTATTGTCTCGGATGTACGTTCATTTGCTCAGGACCCCCGATTTTGTCTTAGCGTCATGGCCGAAATAGCCTGCCGAGCCCTTTCCCCCGCAGTGAACGATCCTGGAACCGCCATTGATGTCATTGGCAGAGGTGTACGTATACTTTCCGCTTACGCGCAGAATAAATCTGATGAAATAGAAGTGAAATATCCTTCTGTACATGTTGCACCACTTCAGAATAACGATCTACTTGAAGACTTTTTCTCACCTGTTGCGCGCGATGGTGCCAGTATGAGGGAAATTCAGATAAGGGTCCTTAAAGGACTGTCGATGCTGAGTAAGGGTTGGCCTGGAATTTTTGCTGAAGCCGCACAAACCCTAGCATTTGAAACATTAGAGCATGCTACTCGTGCTGACCATATAGATTCTGACAGATATCTAATAAAATCAATTTATTATAATTTATTTAGTGGCGAAGATTCTAATAAAAAACCATAGTTGCGGAGCAAGCGATACGGTTGTTGGCAAGTCAAGGGCAAAGCATTCGCGTGAGAGTGGGCGTCTGCTTTGTGCCAGAAGCGGACATTGCGGCGTTACGGCACGTTAGGTCAGATATTTAAATGCACATGGTCCGCTTGTGGCGGAAGGATACTTACAAGAGTTGGTGAGAGATAGTAAAATCAATATGAAAATTAAAATTCGGCAATAATTCCTGATATAGTCATCTTAATGAACATAAAAACTATCACAATAGGATAGTTTTTATGTCATACTTGTTAGTTAATCACTTAAGGAATGAAGTGAGGCTCGTTGTGCAGAGGTTAAGCTAAGGAGGATTTTTTCTCGATACTCAGGTGCAAAGGAAAAGAAAACATCAGGAAAAATTCTTATGATAGTTGATATCATAGTCTTAACCACCTTATCAATCACCTTCGAAATATTATCTATTTTAACCAAGTCTATTTCGGGAAAAACATTTAAAGCTTTTATGTGAGCCATTTCTTTTACAGTAGCTGTATGTACGTGACTGCATAACGAAGAGTATTCAGCTTTTAAAGTTTCATGTAGTAGAGGATTTTTTTTGAAGACAGGATGTTCCCCAGTTTGTTCAATTACCTTAAACAATGATTTTTCTTCAAGTATTGAAGGATCTAGTAAGCAACCGATTGATTTTAAAGAATTTTCAATATAACTTCGCATCATTAGATTTGCTGGTTTGTATGCACCATTTATAACCATAAACATAGCTGTACCAAGGTCAGATGAAGCTTCTTGCAATCGCTCCAATGAGTTGGCGTCTATTTTCTCCTTGGAGAAATGATACAAACAGTAAACAAGGCACATAAAAGAATAATATCTCTTATGTATCATGCTTATTTTCCCTCTTGAGTTAATATTCTCGAAAACATTTTTTAATTTATATTCAGAGAAATAAGTAACTAACTCAGTGAAATCGCTGTTTACTTCTCTCGACATTGTTAGTCCTTATTGAATATATCTTTTATAACTTCATTCCAGTCATATATCTCATTTTGAGCGCTAGAAAGGTTCTTCCTCTCTTTTATTCTACTCAAAACTAGAGGGTTATTTGACATTGAATTGATAATATTATAAGCCTTACCTAAATCGGATGAGTTTTTCTCGTGAACGTCACACACGATTATGCCGATCATTTCCTCTCTAGATCTTTTTTCAGGCCTGCTGATTTCGATACCTAACATGCGTGCAAAATCATCTATATCTTTATTTTTTTGGAAGAGATCTTTGTCTAATAAAATCCTCGGAAGATACCCAACAAGGAAACCTTTAATATCATTTTTTTTGGACTTTGAATTTCTTTCGTTAACTTCTAAATTATCAGTATAACTATCTTGAAGTAATTCAATAAAGTTGATTCTTGATAATTTTTTTGAAATAAAGGAAAACTCCTCTAAAAAGTTTAACAGTTGCTTAATTTCTTTTGAGTTATTTTTTTTGTCAGTCATAAGTCACCTACTCTAGAGAGAAGTTCGTCAGTAATTTTAGACAGCGAAAACTTCATATCCTCATCCGTTAAATTGTTAATAAATAAGCCTCTTGTTTGATTTCTTGCCAACTCAGTACGTTTGCTCAAATATGATTTAAAGATCTTATTACGCCAACGTTTTTGATTATTGAAGTAACGAAGACTTTCCTCATATAAATTACTATTACCTTCAACCATATTAAAAACTATGCCCGCACATTCAATCTTAAGATCGAAATTTTCTCTCTTCTCATTTATAATGCTATCTAATAGATCGATACCAGTGATCGAAAGAGGATCGGGTTTGGCTGGAATGAGGTAATAATCAGATGCAATTAATGCGCTGGACATCCAAACTGATGGGGTTGGTGGGGTATCAATTATGACATAATCATAGTCATTTTCATGGATTTTAAGAAAGCGTCTAAGCTTGTTTTCTATCCCTTCTCCTGGTTTCATTTCAATTTTATATAGCCCAAGGCTTCCGGGAACAATGTGAAAATTATCATTTAATTGAATTGGTGTTATATCGGCTAATTCTTTAGGTGTGTTAACTAAAGGACCAGTCATTGTAGATAGTCGAATTTTTGAACTATAAAAAATATCACATATGCTATCGCCTCCGCTTTTCATATGTGCAACATATTTGCTTGTATCCATTACACATTGCGTTGCGTTAAATTGTGGGTCGATATCTATTAATAATATTTTTTGCCCAAGTTTATCTGAAAGATGATTAGCAATATTGGTAGCCAATGTTGACTTACCAACGCCACCTTTCATATTGATTAAGCTAATAACTTTCAATCTTCTTGCTCCTGTTTTGATTAACGCTAAGCTTTTTCATCAGCATTGAAATTTAACATGTGTTTTACAAACTTATGTCTTATCACTACCTTATCATTTTTTACATACACCATAAATATTTTTAACTAAAAATTTTTGGTTTTCAACCTGAAATCTTTATCTTTAAAAACAAAACATTACAATATTTTTAGTAAGATACCTTACCTAATGTAATGTGAATGGCTCAATTTTGATTAACACTTAAGCTATGTTAATAATGGTTTTGTAAGTGTGATGAGGGTTCCATATGAAGAAGTGATTTCCCGAACAATACAACATGAATATCATCCTCGTAGTCGGTGTTTCTTCACATGAACTCTGTCGCAAATACGCTATATGAAACGTGGCAAGATGAATGTACCTGAGGTTATCAATCTTAAACCGCTTGAGAGTACGCCCTGATCCTGCCCGTTGATAAACTAACTGCATTGTTTGTAATGCTTCATCGGTGGTGAGAACAAGTTTCATACTTCCGCTTCTCGCTCAAAGCGGACTAGAAGGTTAGCTTGCGTCGGACTTGGCGTATTTAAAGAAGTACTGGTGGTGACTGGTTGTTGTGTTCCATTTCTACAGAACAAAATCACAGAAACTATACCCAATAGTTGTATCTCATCAATGATGAGACAGCCTCATATTTATCAGGACTGGTGTACGTCCAATACAGGAGGTTGTCGTGCTGGTTCTCAAATGTGCGCTGGCTATTGCAGCTGTAATGGCAATTTATTGTCTTGCTGTTGTTCTTATGGATCGCCTTTCTGATTGATTTTATATTGGCGAGGTAACGGGAGTTAAGTAGAATGGCTGCGGGTGCTTGAGGCTATCTGTCTCAGGCATGAACACCAAAGGCAGATAGAGAAAAGCCCCAGTTAACATTACGCGTCCTGCAAGACGCTTAACATTAATCTGAGGCTCAATCTATGAACGGCAAATCTAGGTTAGCCTCTTACGTGCCGAAAGGCAAGGAGAAGCAGGCTATGAAGCAGCAAAAGGCGATGTTAATCGCCCTGATCGTCATCTGTTTAACCGTCATAGTGACGGCACTGGTAACGAGGAAAGACCTCTGCGAGGTACGAATCCGAACCGGCCAGACGGAGGTCGCTGTCTTCACAGCTTACGAACCTGAGGAGTAAGAGACCAGGCGGGGGAGAATCCCTCGCCACCTCTGATGTGTCAGGCATCCTCAACGCACCCGCACTTAACCCGCTTCGGCGGGTTTTGTTTTTTCCTAGCATTCTGGTTTACAATTCGCACGCCAGCCTGAACAACTGGCACCTGCTGCGCCAGCAGAGACAACCGATGGCGCACGATACCAAATTACACAATTCTGATGATTCTGCCGTCTTTGCCAGCAGGCACGGGCGGCGTTCCCGCACTTTCAAATCTGACTGGTTCCAGCATCCCCCATGCACTGAAGAACAGGCCGAGTGGCTAATTCAGTGCTACCGCAGACACGGATACGAGATTAAGAAAGCCCTCAGCCTCGATTATCGTCACTGGATAATCTCCGTCAGGCTTCCTTACTCCGAACGCCCACCGCGTCCGTCCCGCACATTCCAGCAACGCATCTGGAGGTAACGTGCGGGTATTACTTCGACCTGTTCTGGTACCGGAACTCGGGCTGGTGATCGTTAAGCCGGGCCGGGAATCCATGCCGGTATTCCACAATACCCGGGTACTGGTGGAGCCGGAACCGAAAAGCATGCGTAATCTGCCGTCCGGGGTCGTTCCTGCCGTTCGCCAGCCGCTAGTGGAAGACAAAACATTGCTGCCGTTTTTCAGTAACGCACGGGTGATTCGTGCTGCTGGTGGTGCTGGTGCATTGTCTGACTGGCTGTTGCGCCATATTAAATCCTGCCAGTGGCCTCATGGTGATTACCATCACAGCGAAACCGTCATACATCGTTACGGTGCTGGCGCGATGGTGTTGTGCTGGCACTGTGACAACCAGTTGCGTGACCAGTCCTCCGAATCACTTGAGCAACTTGCTCACCAAAACCTGTCAGCATGGATGATTGATGTCATGCGCCATGCAATGAATGGCACACAGGAGCGGGAATTATCGCTGGCTGAATTATCCTGGTGGGCTGTCTGCAATCAGGTGGCGGACGCACTACCGGAGGTAGTATTACGTCGTTCTCTGGGGTTACGTGCGGAAAAAATTCGCTCGGTGTACCGCGAAAGCGACATCGTACCGGGAGAGCAGACCGCCACCAGCATACTGAAGCAGCGCACAAAAAATCTTGCGCCGCTGCCTCACGCCCACCAGCAAAATCCACCACAGGAAAAGACGGTGGTCAGCATTGCTGTTGATCCGGAGTCTCCGGAATCTTTCATGAAGCGACCTAAACGTCGCCGTTGGGTAAATGAGAAATATACGCGCTGGGTAAAGACACAGCCGTGTGCGTGTTGTGATAAGCCAGCCGACGATCCCCATCACCTGATTGGTCATGGTCAGGGCGGAATAGGGACAAAATCCCACGATATTTTCACGCTACCGCTGTGTCGGGAGCATCACAACGAGCTTCATGCGGATCCGCTGGCGTTCGAAGAAAAGCATGGTTCCCAGATTGATTTAATTTTTCGTTTTCTTGATCGCGCCTTTGCAACCGGCGTGCTCGGGTAAAAGAGGTTACTGATGCGTATAGAGTTTGTTTTGCCTTACCCGCCGACGGTGAACACCTACTGGCGTCGTCGTGGCAGCACATATTTTGTATCAAAAGCCGGTGAGCGTTATCGCCGGGATGTGGCACTTATTGTCCGCCAGCAGCGGCTGAAATTAAACCTGTCCGGAAGGCTGGCAATAAAAATTACTGCAGAGCCGCCGGATAAGCGCCGTCGGGACCTGGACAATATCCTGAAAGCACCGCTGGATGCACTGACGCATGCGGGGCTTCTCATAGACGACGAGCAGTTTGATGAAATCAATATTGTGCGCGGTAAGCTCGTTCCTGGTGGTCGGCTGGGCGTGAAGATTTGCGAAATTAGAGGTGATAGTAATGGGGCGTGATATGTATGAGGTTTTAGACCGCTGGGGGGCATGGGCTGCAGCAGAAAATAGTGGTGTCGATTGGCAACCGATAGCAGCGGGCTTCAAGGGGCTTTTACCTCATGGTAAAAAGTCACGGATTCAGTGTGATGATGACGAAGGCATTATGATAGACAGTTGTGTGGCTCGGTTGAGAAGGTATAAACCAGAGGAATATGAGCTCATCATAGCCCACTTTGTTATTGGTATCTCATTACGCACTATTGCCAAAAAGAGAAGGTGTTCAGATGGCACGATTAGAAAGGAATTACAAACTGCAATTGGTTTTGTAGAGGGTATTACGAGCGTTATTGCATGTAAATAAAAGCTAAAAGCCACCGTAGTGGCTTTTAGCATTTTAGGATTGTGCAGGTAATGTTTTGTTCAATTTAGTAAAGAAGTTAGATTGGCTTGTTACAGTACGTCGACTCTTTCCAGAAGTACTCAACTGAAAGAAATCATTGATGCTTTTGGGTTGAGTTCTTTCATAGGCTTGCTTAAGTGACATGTGTTCCCCTTGTCTATTTGTTGCTATGACCGTGAAAAGTAGTGATGGTTCAGTTCTTTTGCAAAATAGTGCTTACGTTTAACCCAGATAAAACCATCAGCTTTAGAAATGATTGCAACATCTATGGGGCCTCCCACTGTTTCAGTATCATCGGAGACCTTGCGCTTGAAAGCGGTTAAATTTACTAATGATTCAGCCATATAAGCTAAATCTTGCTTGGGTAAAAACTCGATCATATTTACGACTTTGTCAACATAGTTTTCTCGGACAAAGCTATCAATACGCCCCTTGCAATCGGAAACAGTTCTGCGCACTACATCAACTATAGCATCCTTGGCTCCTTCGATATCTGAAGTGGGCACCAAATCTGTGATTACTGAATCAATACCATCAAGTAAATCGCCGATAGAACGTTGATACTCAGCATGAAGATTTTGGATAAGATGTGAACTAGCTCCTTGCATGAAAGCAGAAACTTCATCCTCTTGCGCAAAGGGAGTCACGCCGCAATTAGGAGTGATGCAGCACTTGTCAGCATCTGTGGTTTTCCTTATTTTATCATTAAAGAAGCCACAAACTTCATATGATAATACTTTAGGGTAATAGTCTTTATCGCCATAACCTGCAATCACAATCCCAGAGACGGAACCAATATCACTTTGCTTGCATATCATAGCTGCCAATACATCACTAACTGCTTTTGTCAACTGTGGAGTTATGGATATTGAATCAAAGTCACTAAACTTTTGAGCAATGATGCGTTGGGTAATTGATGAAGCATAGGTTTGGGCTGCTTGTTCATCATCCGGAGTAAAACCATCAAAGTAATTAATATCAGATAATTTTGTAAGGAGATCGTTGCAATAATTCGTGAGGTCTGTAACAAATTGATTCTTATCGAAGTTAACGAGATATGTTGGTTCGAGACCTTCAGAAAAAGCATCAACAAGCATGCTGAATACAATCTCGCTCAGGAAGTGATAAAGATGAGCCTCACGCATACCTGGTGTGATGATTGATTTAGCTGACTGTAGATAATTGAAGAAATCCTCAGCATATTCCTCCAAAGAGTCAAAACATTTAGAGCCTAAATCCTTTCTATAAGCCTTAATGATAAGCTCCCATGGAGCTGTGCAGAGATCACCAGTTCCATATACCATCAAACCTACAGGATGATGTTTAGTGAGAGCGAAAAGCTTTTCAGCGCCATTATAGATTTTATGTTTGCCGCCTCCAGAAATCGTTACAGCTGAATCTGCGGCTAAAGCTACTGCGGTCTTGTTAAATACGGCTATTTCTGCTGTCATTTTTTACATAGGGTTTATATGTTGTGTAATGAGAAAAATACAAAAAAATTAACGCGTACGCAAAAATTCTTGTAATCTGTTAAGAGTGGTTACTTCGCCACACAGCTTAAACCCGCCGTCGAGCGGGTTTTTTTGTACCTGTAAACTTGGTGCAGTACGGTAAACACGCTGGTGGTAGTGAATACTGACTTTTTATCTTGCTGGCTTTTTAGACAAGAGTTATTGGTATGTCATGTTAACCAGAAGGGAAAAAGACATGCTAAAACAGCAAGATATGACAGAAACGGCGAAAGTTGTTTTTAATGAATTAAGCATCGAACCGGCAACAGTCGGGGAGATTGCACAAAACACATACCTTTCACGCGAACGCTGTCAGTTAATACTGACCCAGTTGGTTATGGCGGGGCTGGCAGATTACCAGTTCGGCTGTTACAGACGTCTTCAGCAATGAAGGGCTTTTAATTTGTGAAAATGGGCGGCTGGTGGGTGTTGGTAGCACCTGCCAGCCATTCGCTCATGCTTACTGGTCACAAGCGAACCACGGCCCACTGCTTTAGCGCAAAAGCAGAGTGAGCCTACCAGAGTTACGCTTACTGATCCATGAAAAATACTGTAAAAATAAACAGTGTTGATTTAATCAACGCTGATTGCCTGCATTTTATTCAGTCCCTGCCTGATGATTCCATTGACCTGATTGTTACCGATCCGCCTTACTTCAAGGTGAAACCCAACGGTTGGGACAATCAGTGGAAAGGGGACGAAGATTACCTTAAGTGGCTGGACCACTGTCTGGCCCAGTTCTGGCGGGTGTTGAAACCTGCCGGAAGCCTTTACCTGTTCTGTGGGCATCGCCTGGCATCTGATATCGAAATCATGATGCGTGAACGCTTTAATGTGCTGAACCACATTATCTGGGCGAAGCCGTCCGGACGCTGGAACGGATGCAACAAGGAAAGCCTGCGGGCGTATTTCCCGGCAACAGAGCGCATTCTGTTTGCTGAACATTATCAGGGGCCATACCAGCCCAAAAATGACGGCTATGCGGCAAAGGGGCGCGAGCTTAAACAGTGCGTCATGGCCCCGCTGATTTCTTACTTTCGTGATGCGCGAGAATCTCTGGGAATAACATCAAAACAGATAGCGGAAGCCACCGGAAAGAAAAACATGGCGTCACACTGGTTTGGTGCCAGTCAGTGGCAGTTGCCGAACGAGGCTGATTACAAAAAACTTCAGGCGCTGTTCGCGCGTGTTGCAGCAGAAAAACACCAGCGCGGGGAGCTGGAAAAGCCGCACCACCAGCTGGTCAGCACATACAGTGAACTGAACCGGCAATATGCCAGCCTGCAGGAGGAGTATAAATCCCTGCGGCGTTATTTTTCCGTATCAGCTGCTGTTCCGTATACGGATGTCTGGACGCACAAGCCTGTGCAGTATTATCCAGGCAAACATCCCTGTGAAAAACCGGCAGATATGTTGCGTCAGATAATTACTGCCAGCAGTCGCCCCGGTGATTTGGTCGCTGATTTTTTTATGGGGTCTGGCTCAACAATAAAAGCAGCACTTTCACTGGGACGTCGCGCAATTGGCGTGGAACTGGAAGAAGAGAGATTTAATCAGACTGTAACTGAAATAAAAAATAATCGTTAAATATGCATTTAATAATTTCTTTATTTCATAAAAAATAAAAATATATACGTATATTTACAAATCTTGATATGATTTTCCATTGAAAAGAGAGCTGGCATTATTAATATCGGTACCCGGTTCCGAAGGGGATGTAAGCGCGGTCATTTTTATTTCTCTTGAGGAACCTGTGCCGACTTAGCTCAGCAGGCAGAGCAACTGACTTGTAATCAGTAGGTCACCAGTTCGATTCCGGTAGTCGGCACCATATGCGGGTATCGTATAATGGCTATTACCTCAGCCTTCCAAGCTGATGATGCGGGTTCGATTCCCGCTACCCGCTCCAGAGAAACAAGCCTTATTGTATCGTTGCACTGGCGTATTTTTTATTGCGTGGGAGCAGGTTGTTTTTAAAAGGCATTCTGTTTTCTGGCTGTGATTTGAGGTCGGTTATAGCCACAGTGCTGTTTTTTACACCACTGGAATGGTGCATTATCGGTGGAAATTGAGCATTTCCTGACAGGGGCCGATGATGCACTATCCCGGTGTTGTAAATAACACTACAGAGGTGTTCCTCAGTGCGAGGGTGGTTTATGTAACTGTTTAGCGGGAAACCACAGTATTCATGGAGAGATGGATACTTCGGGGGGCACCCGACACCTCTGTTTTTCTACTACAAAAATGATTCATCTCTGGCATTTTTCAACCGCCGTTCCGGGCGGTTTTTTTTATTCTGAACTCAGAAAAGAATACACGGGCATTGATATTACCCGTGTGGCAAGGCCATGAAAGCCAATAATGAACTGAGCGCAAAAAAAGCGCGGCTGTCGGATTAACGCCGCGGGACAAAGTCCGTGAAGAAGAATAAGCATCAGTCTCCTCCAGGAGACGATTTGATATTACTAAGCTTTAAAAATGGTTTAAACCCCCGGATTAACCTTAATTTCAGATAAGCTTTATTTCATTTTCTCCGAGCCACGTCAGGCGCATATCACATCAGATAACACCACATAAAAGGTATCTGCGGGTGCCTTTCACGGGGTGTTTTTTTACGGGCCGCTGGTGGCCCTTTTTTATTTACAGGAGAAAAAGTATGTCTGAACCCTTATCCGGTTCCGGCACGGCTGCAGCGCTCGGCGGGGCGACGGTGTACGGGCTGTTTACCGGAACGGATTTCGGGATTGTGTTTGGTGCCTTTGCCGGGGCGTTATTTGTGGCAACGATGCCGCAGGCGCTTTCAGCCTGGCGTGTGGCGGCACATTTTCTGGTGTCGTTCATTGTTGGTGTGCTGGGGGCAGAAGTTCTGGCATCCTGGCTGGTAAAGCATACAGAGTTTGACGGTGCACCTGTCGACGCATTGTGTGCAGTACTGGTGTCAGTGGTGTCGGTGAAGATTCTCTCGTTCATCCACCAGCAGGATATTGCATCACTGGTGTCCGGTCTGTTCTCCCGTCTGCGGGGCGGAGGAGGCGGCAATGTTAAGTAACCTTCCCGGATTGCTGAATGTGGCGTTATGCACGGTTATCGTGCTGACGCTCTTTTTTTATCGTCGTCGTGATTCCAGACATAAACCGTTGATGTCATGGCTGGCCTGGCTGCTGATGCTGCTTTATGCCTTTGCACCACTCAGTTATCTGTGCGGTCGCCCGTTAGCGGCGAACTGGCTGGCGGTGGGGCTTAATCTGCTGTTCTGCGTGTTGGTTATTCGCGCACGCGGGAACGTTTCAAAAATCTTTGTATTACGAAGACGCTGATATGAAGTCGAAAGATGAAATTTTTGACGAAGTTCTGGGAAAAGAGGGCGGTTACGTCAATCACCCGGATGATAAAGGCGGACCGACAAAATGGGGTATTACGGAAAAAGTCGCCCGCGCTCACGGATATCAGGGCGATATGCGTGACCTGACACGCGAACAGGCACTGGAAATCCTTGAGGCGGATTACTGGTTCGGACCACGCTTTGATCAGGTGGCCGCATTATCCTCTGATATTGCTGCAGAGTTGTGTGATACCGGTGTGAATATGGGGCCGTCCGTAGCATCGAAAATGCTCCAACGCTGGCTGAACGTTTTCAACCTGCAAGGCAAATTGTTCCCGGATATGGACGCAGACGGGCGTATCGGCCCCCGCACGATTAATGCACTACGGACTTATCTGCAAAAACGCGGCAAAGACGGCGAACTGGTGATGCTGAAGGCGCTGAATTGCACGCAGGGCGACCGCTATCTGGAGCTGGCAGAAAAACGCGAGGCCAACGAGTCGTTTGTCTACGGCTGGATGAAAGAGCGCGTAGCAGTTTAAAAACTGACGCTGAAGTGCTGAACACCCTCAACTCACGCAGGCTCTTTTCTGGGGTTACGATGAGCGAAAGTAAGGGGTACAGCATCAGATAGCAAAAACCCCGGCTGCTGGAACAGTCCGGGGTTTTTAGTTTTCACGTCAAAGAGGAAATTGTGAGTAGTGAGTACGGAGAAAATCCTCGTGGGAAAGTATAAAAGATTCTTTTTGAGGTTGTCCATTATGAAAGGTATTGAAGTGGAAACTCCCGCGAGCCTTGATTTGACAAGGGCTGCGGCCTTTGCAATTCGCCTTGTGGCGGTCGCTGTTCTGATTTGGGCTGTGCGTTGGTGGTGATATGACGCGAAAACACTGGACACACAGAATGCCGCGAACGGCGGCGAAATGGGCACTGGTAGCGATACTGGTGCCTTTTTTCTTGGTGGGATGCGTCAGCCTGGATAAAGCGCGCCAGCTTTTCGATACGGCTTCTCAGGTCTGTGAAATTGTCGACGGTGTTCGGCAGTGTATGCAGAACTGATCGCCTGTAAGAGCAGAATATTTTGCTGAAAAATGAAGGGGTCACTTGCGTCCGGAAAGCATGAAATTCTATGTTTGTGATCATTCGATGACATAATTTCTTACTTCCGCCGTTTCCGGGGGGGAGGAACAAAGTAGAAAGAGTTGCCCGTTTGATGGGCAACTCATGCAGTTATTGTGAGCAATACACACGCGCTTCCAGCGGAGTATAAATGCCTAAAGTAATAAAACCGAGAAATCCATTTACGAATGTTTGCTGGGTTTCTGTTTTAACAACATTTTCTGCGCCGCCACAAATTTTGGCTGCATCAACAGTTTTCTCCTGTCCAATTCCCGAAACGAAGAAATGATGGGTGATGGTTTCCTTTGGTGTTACTGCTGTCGGTTTGTTTCCAACAGTAAACGTCTGTTGAGCACATCCTGTAATAAGCATTGCCAGAGCGGCAGAAAACAACATTTTTTTCATCTTATTATCCTGCATTGTTAAAAACGGCAGAATCCTATGTGACAACAATTAAACGATAGTTAAATGGATTGATGAAAATTAAAACTATATAGGTGGATGCTCAGCCTATTGGAGGAGGGGGGGGCACTCAGAATCCTGTGGAATGAAATAAACCGCTCTATCTGTCCATTACCCTTTTAGCTGCGCTGTATCGTCGCCGTATTCCCGCATTAACCATGACCGTAGCCCGACGGGGAATTCCTTCTGCGTGAGTGTGCGGGAATAATCAAAAACGATGCACACCGGGTTTTACTGTGCTGACAGACGCAGGGTTACCCTCATAGTCGCTTTTCCGGTGCGATGGTGGAAGAAACCGGGATGTTTATTCATCATCACTTTGGATTGATGTATATGCTCTCTTTTCTGACGTTAGTCTCCGACGGCAGGCTTCAATGACCCAGGCTGAGAAATTCCCGGACCCTTTTTGATCAAGAGCGATGTTAATTTGTTCAATCATTTGGTTAGGAAAGCGGATGTTGCGGGTTGTTGTTCTGCGGGTTCTGTTCTTCGTTGACATGAGGTTGCCCCGTATTCAGTGTCGCTGATTTGTATTGTCTGAAGTTGTTTTTACGTTAAGTTGATGCAGATCAATTAATACGATACCTGCGTCATAATTGATTATTTGACGTGGTTTGATGGCGTAGATGCACGTTGTGACATGTAGATGATAATTATTATCATTTTGCGGGTCCTTTCCGGCGATCCGACAGGTTACGGGGCGGCGACCTCTCGGGTTTTCGCTATTTATGAAAATTTTCCGGTTTAAGGCGTTTCCGTTCTTCTTCGTCGTAACTTAATGTTTTTATTTAAAACACCCCCTGAAAAGAAAGGAAACGACAGGTGCTGAAAGCGAGCTTTTTGGCCTCTGTCGTTTCCTTTCTCTGTTTTTGTCCGTGGAATGAACAATGGAAGTCAACAAAAAGCAGCTGGCTGACATTTTCGGTGCGAGTATCCGTACCATTCAGAACTGGCAGGAGCAGGGAATGCCCGTTCTGCGAGGCGGTGGCAAGGGTAATGAGGTGCTTTATGACTCTGCCGCCGTTATAAGATGGTATGCCGAAAGGGATGCTGAAATTGAGAACGAAAAGCTGCGCCGGGAAGTTGAAGAACTGCGGCAGGCCAGCGAGGCAGATCTCCAGCCAGGGACTATTGAGTACGAACGCCATCGACTTACGCGTGCGCAGGCCGACGCACAGGAACTGAAGAATGCCAGAGACTCCGCTGAAGTGGTGGAAACCGCATTCTGTACTTTCGTGTTGTCGCGGATCGCAGGTGAAATTGCCAGTATTCTCGACGGGATCCCCCTGTCGGTGCAGCGGCGTTTTCCGGAACTGGAAAACCGACATGTTGATTTCCTGAAACGGGATATCATCAAAGCCATGAACAAAGCAGCCGCGCTGGATGAACTGATACCGGGGTTGCTGAGTGAATATATCGAACAGTCAGGTTAACAGGCTGCGGCATTTTGTCCGCGCCGGGCTTCGCTCACTGTTCAGGCCGGAGCCACAGACCGCCGTTGAATGGGCGGATGCTAATTACTATCTCCCGAAAGAATCCGCATACCAGGAAGGGCGCTGGGAAACACTGCCCTTTCAGCGGGCCATCATGAATGCGATGGGCAGCGACTACATCCGTGAGGTGAATGTGGTGAAGTCTGCCCGTGTCGGTTATTCCAAAATGCTGCTGGGTGTTTATGCCTACTTTATAGAGCATAAGCAGCGCAACACCCTTATCTGGTTGCCGACGGATGGTGATGCCGAGAACTTTATGAAAACCCACGTTGAGCCGACCATCCGCGATATTCCGTCGCTGCTGGCGCTGGCTCCGTGGTATGGCAAAAAGCACCGGGATAACACGCTCACTATGAAGCGTTTTTCCAATGGTCGTGGCTTCTGGTGCCTGGGCGGTAAAGCGGCAAAAAACTACCGTGAAAAGTCAGTGGATGTGGCGGGTTATGATGAACTTGCTGCCTTTGATGAGGATATTGAACAGGAAGGCTCTCCGACGTTCCTTGGCGACAAGCGTATTGAAGGCTCGGTCTGGCCAAAGTCCATCCGTGGCTCCACGCCCAAAGTGAGAGGCACATGCCAGATTGAGCGTGCAGCCAGTGAATCCCCGCATTTTATGCGTTTTCATGTTGCCTGCCCGCATTGCGGGGAGGAGCAGTATCTTAAATTTGGCGACAAAGAGACGCCGTTTGGCCTCAAATGGACGCCGGATGACCCCTCCAGCGTGTTTTATCTCTGCGAGCATAATGCCTGCGTCATCCGCCAGCAGGAGCTGGACTTTACTGATGCCCGTTATATCTGCGAAAAGACCGGGATCTGGACCCGTGATGGCATTCTCTGGTTTTCGTCATCCGGTGAAGAGATTGAACCGCCTGACAGTGTGACCTTTCACATCTGGACAGCGTACAGCCCGTTCACCACCTGGGTGCAGATTGTCAAAGACTGGATGAAGACGAAAGGGGATACGGGAAAACGTAAAACCTTCGTGAACACCACGCTCGGTGAGACGTGGGAAGCGAAAATCGGCGAACGTCCGGATGCTGAAGTGATGGCAGAGCGGAAAGAGCATTATTCAGCGCCCGTTCCTGATCGTGTTGCTTACCTGACCGCCGGTATCGACTCCCAGCTGGACCGCTACGAAATGCGCGTATGGGGATGGGGGCCGGGTGAGGAAAGCTGGCTGATTGACCGGCAGATTATTATGGGCCGCCACGACGATGAACAGACGCTGCTGCGTGTGGATGAGGCCATCAATAAAACCTATACCCGCCGGAATGGTGCAGAAATGTCGGTATCCCGTATCTGCTGGGATACTGGCGGGATTGACCCGACCATTGTGTATGAACGCTCGAAAAAACATGGGCTGTTCCGGGTGATCCCCATTAAAGGGGCATCCGTCTACGGAAAGCCGGTGGCCAGCATGCCACGTAAGCGAAACAAAAACGGGGTTTACCTTACCGAAATCGGTACGGATACCGCGAAAGAGCAGATTTATAACCGCTTCACACTGACGCCGGAAGGGGATGAACCGCTTCCCGGTGCCGTTCACTTCCCGAATAACCCGGATATTTTTGATCTGACCGAAGCGCAGCAGCTGACTGCTGAAGAGCAGGTCGAAAAATGGGTGGATGGCAGGAAAAAAATACTGTGGGACAGCAAAAAGCGACGCAATGAGGCGCTCGACTGCTTCGTTTATGCGCTGGCGGCGCTGCGCATCAGTATTTCCCGCTGGCAGCTGGATCTCAGTGCACTGCTGGCGAGCCTGCAGGAAGAGGATGGTGCAGCAACCAACAAGAAAACACTGGCAGATTACGCCCGTGCCTTATCCGGAGAGGATGAATGACGCGACAGGAAGAACTTGCCGCTGCCCGTGCGGCACTGCATGACCTGATGACAGGAAAACGGGTGGCAACGGTACAGAAAGACGGACGGAGAGTGGAGTTTACGGCCACTTCCGTGTCTGACCTGAAAAAATACATTGCGGAGCTGGAAGTGCAGACCGGCATGACACAGCGACGCAGGGGACCTGCAGGATTTTATGTATGAAAACGTCCACCATTCCCATCCTTCTGGGGCCGGACGGCATGACATCGCTGCGTGAATATGCCGGTTATCACGGCGGTGGCAGCGGATTTGGTGGGCAGTTGCGGGCGTGGAACCCACCGAGTGAAAGTGTGGATGCAGCCCTGCTGCCCAACTTTACCCGTGGCAATGCCCGCGCGGACGATCTGGTACGCAATAACGGCTATGCCGCCAACGCCATCCAGTTGCATCAGGATCATATCGTCGGGTCTTTTTTCCGGCTCAGTCATCGCCCAAGCTGGCGCTATCTGGGCATCGGGGAGGAAGAAGCCCGTGCCTTTTCCCGCGAGGTTGAAGCGGCATGGAAAGAGTTTGCCGAGGACGACTGCTGCTGCATTGACGTTGAGCGAAAACGCACGTTTACCATGATGATTCGGGAAGGTGTGGCCATGCACGCCTTTAACGGTGAACTGTTCGTTCAGGCCACCTGGGATACCAGCCCGTCGCGACTGTTCCGGACACAGTTCAGGATGGTCAGTCCGAAGCGTATCAGCAACCCGAACAATACCGGCGACAGCCGGAACTGCCGTGCCGGTGTGCAGATTAATGACAGCGGTGCGGCGCTGGGATATTACGTCAGCGAGGACGGCTATCCTGGCTGGATGCCGCAGAAATGGACATGGATACCCCGTGAGTTACCCGGCGGGCGCGCCTCGTTCATTCACGTTTTTGAACCCGTGGAGGACGGGCAGACCCGCGGTGCAAATGTGTTTTACAGCGTAATGGAGCAGATGAAGATGCTCGACACGCTGCAGAACACGCAGCTGCAGAGCGCCATTGTGAAGGCGATGTATGCCGCCACCATTGAGAGTGAGCTGGATACGCAGTCAGCGATGGATTTTATTCTGGGCGCGAACAGTCAGGAGCAGCGGGAAAGGCTGACGGGCTGGATTGGTGAAATTGCCGCGTATTACGCCGCAGCACCGGTCCGTCTGGGAGGCGCAAAAGTGCCGCACCTGATGCCGGGTGACTCACTGAACCTGCAGACGGCTCAGGACACGGATAACGGCTACTCCGTGTTTGAGCAGTCACTGCTGCGGTATATCGCTGCCGGACTGGGTGTCTCGTATGAGCAGCTTTCCCGGAATTACGCCCAGATGAGCTACTCCACGGCACGGGCCAGCGCGAACGAGTCGTGGGCGCACTTTATGGGGCGGCGAAAATTCGTCGCATCCCGTCAGGCGAGCCAGATGTTTCTGTGCTGGCTGGAAGAGGCCATCGCCCGCCGCGTGGTGACGTTACCTTCAAAAGCGCGCTTCAGCTTTCAGGAAGCCCGCAGTGCCTGGGGGAACTGCGACTGGATAGGCTCCGGTCGTATGGCCATCGATGGTCTGAAAGAAGTTCAGGAAGCGGTGATGCTGATAGAAGCCGGACTGAGCACCTACGAGAAAGAGTGCGCGAAACGCGGTGACGACTATCAGGAAATTTTTGCCCAGCAGGTCCGTGAAACGATGGAGCGCCGTGCAGCCGGTCTTAAACCGCCCGCCTGGGCGGCTGCGGCATTTGGATCCGGACTGCGACAATCAACAGAGGAGGAGAAGAGTGACAGCAGAGCTGCGTAATCTCCCGCATATTGCCAGTATGGCCTTTAATGAGCCGCTGATGCTTGAACCCGCCTATGCGCGGGTTTTCTTTTGTGCGCTTGCAGGCCAGCTTGGGATCAGCCGCCTGACGGATGCGGTGTCCGGTGACAGCCTGACTGCCCAGGAGACACTCGCGACGCTGGCGTTATCCGGTGATGATGACGGACCACGACAGGCCCGCAGTTATCAGGTCATGAACGGCATCGCCGTGCTGTCGGTTTCCGGCACGCTGGTCAGCCGGACGCGGGCGCTGCAGCCGTACTCGGGGATGACCGGTTACAACGGCATTATCGCCCGTCTGCAACAGGCTGCCAGCGACCCGATGGTGGACGGCATTCTGCTCGATATGGACACGCCAGGCGGAATGGTGGCGGGGGCATTTGACTGCGCTGACATCATCGCCCGTGTGCGAGACATAAAACCGGTATGGGCGCTGGCCAACGACATGAACTGCAGTGCAGGTCAGCTGCTTGCCAGTGCCGCCTCCCGGCGTCTGGTCACGCAGACCGCCCGGACAGGCTCCATCGGCGTCATGATGGCTCACAGTAATTACGGTGCTGCCCTGGAGAAACAGGGCGTGGAAATCACGCTGATTTACAGCGGCAGCCATAAGGTGGATGGCAATCCTTACAGCCATCTTCCGGATGACGTCCGGGAGACACTGCAGTCCCGGATGGACGCAACCCGCCAGATGTTTGCGCAGAAGGTGTCGGCATATACCGGCCTGTCTGTGCAGGCTGTGCTGGATACCGAGGCTGCAGTGTACAGCGGTCAGGAGGCCATTGATGCCGGACTGGCTGATGAACTTGTTAACAGCACCGATGCGATCACCGTCATGCGTGATGCACTGGATGCGCGTAAATCCCGTCTCTCAGGAGGGCGAATGACCAAAGAGACTCAATCAACAACTGTTTCAGCCACTGCTTCGCAGACTGACGTTACTGACGTGGTGCCAGCGACGGAGGGCGAAAACGCCAGCGCGGCGCAGCCGGACGTGAACGCGCAGATCACCGCTGCGGTTGCGGCAGAAAACAGCCGCATTATGGGGATCCTCAACTGTGAGGAGGCTCACGGACGCGAAGAACAGGCCCGCGTGCTGGCAGAAACCCCCGGTATGACCGTGGAAACGGCCCGCCGCATTCTGGCAGCTGCACCACAGAGTGCACAGGCGCGCAGTGACACTGCGCTGGATCGTCTGATGCAGGGGGCACCGGCACCGCTGGCTACAGGTAACCCGGCATCTGATGCCGTTAACGATTTGCTGAACACACCAGTGTAAGGGATGTTTATGACGAGCAAAGAAACCTTTACCCATTACCAGCCGCTGGGCAACAGTGACCCGGCACATACGGCAACCGCGCCCGGCGGATTGAGTGCGAAAGCGCCTGCAATGACCCCGCTGATGCTGGACACCTCCACCCGTAAGCTGGTTGCGTGGGATGGCACCACCGACGGTACTGCCGTTGGCATTCTGGCGGTTGATGCTGACCAGACCAGCACCACGCTGACGTTCTACAAGTCCGGCACGTTCCGTTATGAGGATGTGCTCTGGCCGGAGGCTGCCAGCGACGAGACGAAAAAACGGACCGCGTTTGCCGGAACGGCAATCAGCATCGTTTAACCTTACCCTTCATCACTAAAGGCCGCCTGTGCGGCTTTTTTTACGGGATTTTTTTATGTCGATGTACACAACCGCCCAGCTGCTGGCGGCAAATGAGCAGAAATTTAAGTTTGATCCGCTGTTTCTGCGTCTCTTTTTCCGTGAGAGCTATCCCTTCACCACGGAGAAAGTCTATCTCTCACAAATTCCGGGACTGGTAAACATGGCGCTGTACGTTTCGCCGATTGTTTCCGGTGAGGTTATCCGCTCCCGTGGCGGCTCCACCTCTGAATTTACACCGGGATATGTCAAGCCGAAGCATGAGGTGAATCCGCAGATGACCCTGCGTCGCCTGCCGGATGAAGATCCGCAGAATCTGGCGGACCCGGCTTACCGCCGCCGTCGCATCATCATGCAGAACATGCGAGACGAAGAGCTGGCCATTGCTCAGGTCGAAGAGATGCAGGCAGTTTCTGCTGTGCTTAAGGGCAAATACACCATGACCGGTGAAGCCTTCGATCCGGTTGAGGTGGATATGGGCCGCAGTGCGGCGAACAACATCACACAGTCCGGTGGTACGGAGTGGAGCAAGCGTGACAAGTCCACGTATGACCCGACCGACGATATCGAAGCCTACGCGCTGAACGCCAGCGGCGTGGTGAATATCATCGTGTTTGATCCGAAAGGCTGGGCGCTGTTCCGTTCCTTCAAAGCCGTCAAGGAGAAGCTGGATACCCGTCGCGGCTCTAATTCCGAGCTGGAGACAGCGGTAAAAGACCTGGGCGAAGCGGTGTCCTATAAGGGGATGTATGGCGATACGGCGATCGTCGTGTATTCCGGACAGTACGTGGAAAACGACGTCAAAAAGAACTTCCTTCCGGACAACACGATGGTGCTGGGGAACACTCAGGCACGCGGTCTGCGCACCTATGGCTGCATTCAGGATGCGGACGCACAGCGCGAAGGTATTAACGCCTCTGCCCGCTACCCGAAAAACTGGGTGACCACCGGCGATCCGGCGCGTGAGTTCACCATGATTCAGTCAGCACCGCTGATGCTGCTGGCTGATCCTGATGCGTTCGTGTCCGTACAACTGGCGTAATCATGGCCCTTCGGGGCCATTTTCTCTCTGTGGAGGAGTTCTATGACGAAAGATGAACTGATTGCCCGTCTTCAGGAGCTGGGTGAGCAACTGAACCGTGATGTCAGCCTGACGGGGACGAAAGAAGAACTGGCGCTCCGTGTGGCAGAGCTGGAAGAGGAGCTTGATGACACGGATGACGCTGCCGGATCAGGATACCCCTCTCAGCCCGGAAAATGCGCTGACCGGACATGAAAATGAGGTGGTATCAGCGCAGCCGGATACCGTGATTGATACGGCTGCTCTGGTCACGGTCGTGGCACTGGTGACGCTGCATACTGATGCACTTCACGCCACGCGGGATGAGCCTGTGGCATTTGTGCTGCCGGGAACGGCGTTTCGTGTCTCTGCCGGTGTGGCAGCCGAAATGACAGAACATGGCCTGGCCAGAATGCAATAACGGGAGGCGCTGTGGCTGATTCCGATAACCTGTTCGATGCTGCCATTGCCCGCGCCGATGAAACGATACGCGGGTACATGGGAACGTCAGCCACCATGACATCCGGTGAGCTGTCCGGTGCTGTGATACGTGGTGTTTTTGATGACCCTGAAAATATCAGCTATGCCGGACAGGGGGTGCGCGTTGAAGGCTCCAGCCCGTCCCTGTTTGTCCGGACTGATGATGTGCGGCAGCTGCGGCGTGGAGACACACTGACCATCGGCGAGGAAAACTTCTGGGTGGACCGGATTTCGCCGGATGATGGCGGAAGCTGTCATCTCTGGCTTGGGCGTGGCGTGCCGCCTGCCGTTAACCGTCGCCGCTGAAAGGGGGATGTATGGCCATAAAAGGTCTTGAGCAGGCCGTTGAAAACCTCAGCCGTATCAGCAAAACGGCGGTGCCTGGTGCCGCCGCAATGACCATTAACCGCGTTGCGTCATCCGCGATATCGCAGTCTGCGTCACAGGTTGCCCGTGAGACAAAGGTACGCCGGAAACTGGTAAAGGAAAGGGCCAGGCTGAAAAGGGCCACGGTCAAAAATCCGCAGGCCAGAATCAGGGTTAACCGGGGGGATTTGCCCGTAATCAAGCTGGGTAACGCGCGGGTTGTCCTTTCCCGCCGCAGACGTCGTAAAAAGGGGCAGCGTTCATCCCTGAAAGGTGGCGGCAGCGTGCTTGTGGTGGGAAACCGTCGTATTCCCGGCGCGTTTATTCAGCAACTGAAAAATGGCCGGTGGCATGTCATGCAGCGTGTGGCCGGGAAAAACCGTTACCCCATTGATGTGGTGAAAATCCCGATGGCGGTGCCGCTTACCACGGCGTTTAAACAGAATATTGAACGGATACGGCGTGAACGTCTTCCGAAAGAGCTGGGCTATGCGCTGCAGCATCAACTGAGGATAGTAATAAAGCGATGAAACATACTGAACTCCGTGCAGCCGTACTGGATGCACTGGAGAAGCATGACACCGGGGCGACGCTTTTTGATGGTCGCCCCGCTGTTTTTGATGAGGCGGATTTTCCGGCAATTGCCGTTTATCTCACCGGCGCTGAATACACGGGCGAAGAGCTGGACAGTGATACCTGGCAGGCGGAGCTGCATATTGAAGTTTTCCTGCCTGCTCAGGTGCCGGATTCAGAGCTGGATTCGTGGATGGAGTCCCGGATTTATCCGGTGATGAGCGATGTCCCGGCACTGTCAGATTTGATCACCAGTATGGTGGCCAGTGGCTATGACTACCGGCGCGACGATGATGCGGGCCTGTGGAGTTCAGCCGATCTGACTTATGTCATTACCTATGAAATGTGAGGACGATATGCCTGTACCAAATCCAGTAATGCCGGTGAAAGGGGCCGGGACCACACTGTGGGTTTATAAGGGGAACGGTGACCCTTATGCGAACCCGCTTTCAGACGTTGACTGGTCGCGTCTGGCTAAAGTTAAAGACCTGACGCCCGGCGAACTGACCGCTGAGTCCTATGACGACAGCTATCTCGATGATGAAGATGCGGACTGGACTGCGACCGGGCAGGGGCAGAAATCTGCCGGAGATACCAGCTTCACGCTGGCGTGGATGCCCGGAGAGCAGGGGCAGCAGGCGCTGCTGGCGTGGTTTAATGAAGGCGATACCCGTGCCTATAAAATCCGCTTCCCGAACGGCACGGTCGATGTGTTCCGTGGCTGGGTCAGCAGTATCGGTAAGGCGGTGACGGCGAAGGAAGTGATCACCCGTACGGTGAAGGTCACCAATGTGGGCCGTCCGTCAATGGCAGAAGATCGCAGTACGGTGACGGCGGCAACCGGTATGACTGTGACGCCTGCCAGCTCCTCGGTGGTGAAAGGGCAGAGCACCACGCTGACCGTGGCATTCCAGCCGGAGGGTGCAACTGACAAGAGCTTCCGTGCGGTGTCAGCGGATAAAACAAAAGCCACCGTGTCGGTCAGTGGTATGACCATCACCGTGAATGGCGTTGCTGCAGGCAAGGTCAACATTCCGGTTGTATCCGGTAATGGTGAACTTGCTGTGGTTGCAGAAATCACCGTCACCGACAGTTAATCCGGAGAGTCAGCGATGTTCCTGAAAACCGAATCATTTGAATATAACGGTGTGAGCGTCACGCTTTCTGAACTGTCAGCCCTGCAGCGAATTGAGCATCTCGCCCTGCTGAAACGACAGGCAGAACAGGCGGGATCCAGTCTCAATCGACAGGTGAGCGTGGAAGATCTCGTCAGAACCGGTGCGTTTCTGGTGGCGATGTCCCTGTGGCATAGCCATCCGCAGAAGACAAAGATGCCGTCCATGAATGAAGCCGTTAAACAAATTGAGCAGGAAGTGCTTACCACCTGGCCCACAGAGGCAATTTCTCAGGCTGAAAATGTGGTAATGCGTCTGTCCGGTATGTCTGAGTTTGTTGTGAATGATGCACCTGAACAGGCAGATGACGCCGGGCCAGCAGAGCCTGTTTCTGCGGGAAAGTGTTCGACGGTGAGCTGAGTTTTGCCCTGAAACTGGCGCGTGAGATGGGGCGACCCGACTGGCGTGCCATGCTTGCCGGGATGTCATCCACGGAGTATGCCGACTGGCACCGCTTTTACAGTACCCATTATTTTCATGATGTTCTGCTGGATATGCACTTTTCCGGGCTGACGTACACCGTGCTCAGCCTGTTTTTCAGCGATCCGGATATGCATCCGCTGGATTTCAGTTTGCTGAACCGGCGTGAGGCTGACGAAGAGCCTGAAGATGATGTGCTGATGCAGAAAGCGGCAGGGCTTGCCGGAGGCGTCCGCTTTGGCCCGGACGGGAATGAAGTTATCCCCGCTTCCCCGGATGTGGCGGACATGACGGAGGATGACGTAATGCTGATGACAGTATCAGAAGGGATCGCAGGAGGAGTCCGGTATGGCTGAACCGGTAGGCGATCTGGTCGTTGATTTGAGTCTGGATGCGGCCAGATTTGACGAGCAGATGGCCAGAGTCAGGCGTCATTTTTCCGGTACGGAAAGTGATGCGAAAAAAACAGCGGCAGTCGTTGAACAGTCAATGAACCGGCAGGCGCTGGCTGCACAGAAAGCGGGAATTTCCGTCGGACAGTATAAAGCCGCCATGCGTATGCTGCCTGCACAGTTCACCGACGTGGCCACGCAGCTTGCAGGCGGGCAAAGTCCGTGGCTGATCCTGCTGCAACAGGGGGGTCAGGTTAAGGACTCCTTCGGCGGGATGATCCCCATGTTCAGGGGGCTTGCCGGTGCGATCACCCTGCCGATGGTGGGGGCCACCTCGCTGGCGGTGGCGACCGGTGCGCTGGCGTATGCCTGGTATCAGGGCAACTCAACCCTGTCCGATTTCAACAAAACGCTGGTCCTTTCCGGCAATCAGGCCGGGCTGACGGCAGATCGTATGCTGGTCCTGTCCAGAGCCGGGCAGGCGGCAGGGCTGACGTTTAACCAGACCAGCGAGTCACTGACGGCGCTGGTGAATGCCGGTGTGCGTGGTGGTGAGCAGTTTGAGGCGATCAGCCAGAGTGTGGCGCGTTTCTCCTCTGCATCCGGCGTGGAGGTGGACAAGGTCGCTGAAGCCTTCGGGAAGCTGACCACAGACCCGACGTCGGGACTGACAGCGATGGCACGTCAGTTCCATAACGTGACGGCGGAGCAGATTGCGTATGTTGCTCAGTTGCAGCGTTCCGGAGATGAAGCCGGGGCATTGCAGGCGGCGAACGAGGCCGCAACGAAAGGGTTTGATGACCAGACCCGCCGCCTGAAAGAGAACATGGGCACGCTGGAAACCTGGGCAGACAGGACAGCACGGGCATTCAAATCCATGTGGGATTCGGTGCTGGATATTGGTCGCCCGGACACTGCCCAGGGAATGCTGGAGAAAGCAGAAAAGGCTTTTGATGAGGCGGACAAAAAAATGGCAGTGGTATCAGAGCCGGAGCCACCGGCGCGGTAAAACCTCAGCATTTCTTGCCAATCTCCGGGGAGCATGGGAGGACAGAGCGAATGCGCAACTTGGGCTTTCAGCCGCCACGTTGCAGGCCGATCTTGAAAAGGCCAGAGAGATGGCAGCAAAGGACTGGGCCGAGTCTGAGGCATCACGGCTGAAATATACCGAAGAGGCGCAGAAGGCTTACGAACGGCTGCAGACGCCGCTGGAGAAATATACCGCCCGTCAGGAAGAACTGAACAAGGCACTGAAAGACGGGAGAATCCTGCAGGCAGATTACAACACGCTGATGGCGGCGGCGAAAAAGGATTATGAAGCGACGCTGAAAAAGCCGAAACAGTCCGGCGTGAAGGTGTCTGCGGGCGATCGTCAGGAAGACAGTGCTCATGCTGCCCTGCTGACGCTTCAGGCAGAACTCCGGACGCTGGAGAAGCATGCCGGAGCGAATGAGAAAATCAGCCAGCAGCGCCGGGATTTGTGGAAGGCTGAAAATCAGTTCGCGGTACTGGAGGAGGCGGCACAACGTCGCCAGCTATCCGCACAGGAGAAATCCCTGCTGGCGCATAAAGATGAGACGCTGGAGTACAAACGCCAGCTGGCTGCACTTGGCGACAAGGTTACGTATCAGGAGCGCCTGAACGCGCTGGCGCAGCAGGCGGATAAATTCGCACAGCGGCAACGGGCAAAACGGGCCGCCATTGATGCGAAAAGCCGGGGGCTGACTGACCGGCAGGCAGCGCGGGAAGCCACAGAACAGCGCCTGAAGGAACAGTATGGCGATAATCCTCTGGCGCTGAATAACGTCATGTCAGAGCAGAAAAAGACCTGGGCGGCTGAAGACCAGCTTCGCGGGAGCTGGATGGCAGGCCTGAAGTCCGGCTGGAGTGAGTGGGAAGAGAGCGCCACGGACAGTATGTCGCAGGTTAAAAGTGCAGCCGCGCAGACCTTTGATGGTATTGCGCAGAATATGGCGGCGATGCTGACCGGCAGTGAGCAGAACTGGCGCAGCTTCACCCGTTCCGTGCTGTCCATGATGACAGAAATTCTGCTTAAGCAGGCAATGGTGGGGATTGTCGGGAGTATCGGCAGCGCCATTGGCGGTGCTGCCAGTGGTGGAGCATCCGCGTCAGGCGGTACAGCCATTCAGGCCGCTGCGGCGAAATTCCATTTTGCGACCGGGGGATTTACGGGAACCGGCGGCAAATATGAGCCAGCGGGGATTGTTCACCGTGGTGAATTTGTCTTCACGAAGGAGGCAACCAGCCGGATTGGTGTCGGCAACCTGTACCGCCTGATGCGCGGCTATGCCACCGGCGGTTATGTCGGTACACCGGGCAGCATGGCAGACAGCCGGTCGCAGGCGTCCGGGACGTTTGAGCAGAATAACCATGTGGTGATTAACAACGACGGCACGAACGGGCAGATAGGTCCGGCTGCTCTGAAGGCGGTGTATGACATGGCCCGCAAGGGTGCCCGTGATGAAATTCAGACACAGATGCGTGATGGTGGCCTGTTCTCCGGAGGTGGACGATGAAGACCTTCCGCTGGAAAGTGAAACCCGGTATGGATGTGGCTTCGGTCCCTTCTGTAAGAAAGGTGCGCTTTGGTGATGGCTATTCCCAGCGAGCGCCTGCCGGGCTGAATGCCAACCTGAAAACGTACAGCGTGACGCTTTCTGTCCCCCGTGAGGAGGCCACGGTACTGGAGTCGTTTCTGGAAGAGCACGGGGGCTGGAAATCCTTTCTGTGGACGCCGCCTTATGAGTGGCGGCAGATAAAGGTGACCTGCGCAAAATGGTCGTCGCGGGTCAGTATGCTGCGTGTTGAGTTCAGCGCAGAGTTTGAACAGGTGGTGAACTGA